ATGCCGCCCTGTCACGGCGGAGGTCGTGGGTTCGAGTCCCATCCGGGTCGCCAATCATGCCTCGGTAGCTCAGTTGGTAGAGCAAAGGACTGAAAATCCTTGTGTCCACAGTTCGATTCTGTGCTGAGGCACCATATTGCGGAAATAGCTCAGTGGTAGAGCACCTCCTTGCCAAGGAGGGGGTCGCGAGTTCGAATCTCGTTTTCCGCTCCACCTTTTAAGGCGACATAGCCAAGCGGTAAGGCAGAGGTCTGCAAAACCTTTATCCCCAGTTCGATTCTGGGTGTCGCCTCCATTTTTATTTCTTAAAAGGTGTTAAGTAGTTATGTCTGCCGCGGTGGCGGAACTGGCAGACGCAAGGGACTTAAAATCCCTCGGGTAGTGATACCCGTACCGGTTCGATTCCGGTCCGCGGCACCAAATAAGCGCAAACATTTTGCGTTGATAAGGTGATTTTCAGCACTTTATCGGTGATGGTTACATGGTCAACGAGCAAGTCTACAGCTTGTTGGACATAGTAACTATTTTTTTTCACAAAAATTTCATCTTTCATAGCTGCCAGTATGGCGGCTATTTTTTGTTTACTGAGAAGTTTTGCAGGTTTCACAGAAGTTTCACAAATAGATTTGTTAATTTCTCTGAGCTCTGCTTTGATTTGGTTCAGGCGCTGGCGATCGAATTCATCTGCGTTGCCTTCTTCAAAAATTTTGTAGAGGTTATTTAATTTTTTTTCGGCAACAGCTTTGCGCTGCAGCAGTGTAGCCTGGCTGCCTGCCTGTTCCTTCTGCTCTGCCTCATATGCATCTACGATAGCATCTGCAATCCTGCGCATGCCGCCAACGGTAAAGACAACGCGCTCCAGTATCTGCAGTACCCAGTGCTCTAAAATTTCTGCACGTATCATTTTTTGCGGGCATTTAGAGGTAGGAGTCTGTTCCTTGCGCGTGCATCCGTAATAACAGTAGCGCTTGCGGATGCGGTGGCCAACCATGGCGCTGCCGCAGTGGCCACAGAAAACCTTGCCGGACAGCAGGTATTTCTCCTTGGCGGTGTAGCTGGCTGCACGATGCCGGTTCCGGTCCATCTTGGCGCGGACGAGTGCCCAATCATCTTTACTGATGATGGCAGGGAAAGCATTTTCAATAGAAATAAAATCTTCCGGGCGCTCTGCAGCATGACTGTTGCGGCCGCCTTTTTTACGAGGTATTTTATTAAATGTATAGGTGCCGATATACTTCTCATTACAGAGAATATCATGCAGGCTGTTCTTGGCGAATGCTTTGCCGGCTTTGGTGGTATATCCTTTGGCGCTGAGCTCCCTGCAGATGGCAGCATAGCCATAACCATTAAGATACAGCTCAAATATCAGGCGTACGGCAGCTGCCTCCTGCTCATCGATGACATATTTTTTGTCCACAATCTTATACCCAAGAGGTGGACAACCTCCGTTAAAGAGTGCTTTGTAAGCGTTTTCATTGAGGCCCTTCTTAGTTTCCTTGGCCAGGTTACGCGAATAATAGGCTGCCATACCTACCATCATTGTTTCCATCATCTGGCCTTCCGGTGAAAGTGCATCGATGGGTTGGGCGGCGTATTCGTACCGGATACCCAGCTTCTCCAGCTTATCCTTAAAGGTAAAATAATTCAGCTCGTTGCGGCTGTTGCGGTCAATCTTATGGAAGATGATCACGTCAAATTTATCTTCCATAGCATCGGCCAGCATCTGATTGTAAGCGTCACGCTTGGTAACGTCGCGTCCACTCTTTGCTTCATCGGCGTATGTGTCGACAACGATGTAGCCTTTGTTTTTAGCGTAGGCCTTGCAGGCGCGGACCTGCGCGTCAATAGACTCTTCGCGCTGCATGTCCGAGGAAAAGCGCGCGTAGATAACTGCTCTTTGCATAGAGTCATCTCCTTTGATAAAATAGTAATGAGGTGTTTTGTATGGATTTTGTTATAATAACAGTGCTTTTGATATCTGCAATGGCAGCGTATAGCTATTGGAAAAAATCGAAGGAAAAAGATAAGGATATAGCCAGGCTTATAGCTCAAAACAGTTCTTTGTATGACCAGGCGAATAAAAGCAAAAAACAATTAGAGCAAGAGAAATTGAAGGTAATCAATGAGTACGGCAAGCTAAAAAGAGAGCTTGTCAGCCAATGTCAATTAGAGAAGGCCTTATTGATTAGCGAACACAACCAAGCATTACAAAATAATGAAAAAGAAAAAACAAAAGTAATAGATGAATATAGCCAGTTAAAAGCTAAGATTACAAGTGAATGTGAAGCTGAAAAAGCTAAGCTTACAAGTGACTATGAAGCTAAAAAGGCTAAGCTTATTTCCGAAAGTAATCAGTCAATAAAAGATTACGAGATTAAAAAAGCAGATTTAATCAGAGATTATATTCAAACAAGAGATAATGTAATGCATGAATACCACAAGGCTCTGGAAGAATTTGAGCAAGAAAAGCAAGAGGCCATAGCAGAACGTAAAAAAGCTATTGATGATTGTCGCAAACATGAGGAACAGTTAAAAAGACAACATGATTTTCAAAATCAGGTGTTGAATGAACGCGAGAATCAACTGGCTGAAAGAGAAAAGCTAATGAAGCTAAAGGTAAAAAGCATACCGGTATTAGCCAAGTATTTTTCTGATTTAGAATTTCAGAAGGATAGCATCAGAGAAGCGTATTTACTTCAGAAAGAGCGTCCTGCTGTAAAAGCGTCTGATGTTGTAAGTGAAATTCGCCGCGAAAAGCACACATTAAATTTAAGGCTTAAAGAAGCAGAGTATCTGGTAAAGTATTATGAACAAGCTGCTCCATGGCTGGCGGAAGCTGACGATGATTATATAGATCCGGAGTTAAATAAAACCGGCATCGAAGACTTTGACGAAAACAAAGATGCTGCCAGCTTCTGGCTTTCCAAAGATGAATTTACCCAGCTTACGAGTCAGGAAAAATATCAGTTAGCTTTAGAGCGATATAAAAAACGTGCTAAAACTAATGCTGAAATTGGACGTGACTATGAAAGATACGTCGGCTATCAATACGAAGCCAAAGGATACGCTGTAGAGTATCGAGGTATAGTAGATGGGTTTGAAGACAGAGGACGCGACCTGCTTTGCCATAAGGACGGCAAAACCTTAGTTGTTCAATGTAAATATTGGTCTAAGAAAAAGACGATACACGAAAACCATATCAACCAGCTATTTGGTACAACCTTAAAATATTTTCTCGAACAGCATCCAAGGGCAACATTCTATGATTTCTTTACTGCTTTAGAGAAACGGACAATAGCGCCGGTGTTTGTAACCTCAACGACATTATCCGAAACAGCTGCAGAGTTTGCTTCATCGCTCAATATAAGTGTCGCAGAAAATAAGAGCCTTGGCGATTACCCCATCATTAAATGCAATATCAATAGGAGTACTGGAGAAAAGATTTATCATCTTCCTTTTGACCAACAATATGATAGGGTTAAAATCACCGGCAAAGGCGAGTGCTATGCAATGACTATTGCAGAAGCAGAAGCCAAAGGATTTCGTAGAGCCAAGAAGTGGTTAGGCGAATAGGCAGCTGCTTAGATTGTTTCAGGAGTTAGCTTTATTATCCTAAATTCTGCTCTTCTTTTTCAGCGGACTGCTCTTGCTTATACAACATAAAATCAATCTGGTTATCAATAACCAACTTACCGTCAGCGTTAAGCTGGCGGTATTTTTTTATCATTGATTTTTCCTGATCGGTTAATTGAATTTCCGGTATTGGTGGTTCGGAAACACTTTGCATCAATAACTCGTTTATGGATACCCCTAAATAATTAGCTAGTTTTTCGACTTTATCCATACGCGGGTATTTCTTTCCATTTAACCAATCTGACACAGTAGCTTGTCGAAAACTTAAATCTTTAACTAAATCGCTTTGAGTTTTATTTCGCTTCTGCATAATGTTTTTTAGATTTTGAGCGAATTTTAATTTAATATCCTCTATTGGCATAAATATCACCTCGGTTATATTATACACAAAAGCGTAAAAAAATCAACATCATGCAGAAGAAATATCGCTTTAAGTATTGACACAACGCTTAAAGCGATATAGAATATAATCAAGGTGGTGATATAAAATGAGAGTAACATTAGAAGCTGCAAGAAGAAATGCGGGATTCAGTCAAAAAGAAGCTGCGAAAGAACTTAATATTTCTCGTGATAGCTTGCGCTTTTATGAGCAGTACAAGAAATCTCCCAGGATTGATTTAGCTATCAAGATGGCGCAACTTTACAGATGCACGTTAGGTGACATTATTTTTTTAAAAGAAAATATCGCTTAAAGCGATAAATGGCCGTTGCTACAATGAGCACATAACCGTAAGGAGGGAGAGAGGTGGAGGAAACAAAGATAGAAACTAATGGTATATGGAGAGGAAGCATCAGGGCAACAACTCCAGAAGGAACGCAGACATTTATGTCAGATGGCAATCGAAATTATACCGCAACTTTCTTCTGCAAAAGCAATGCTGTCAAGTTGGAGCTTGACAGCATTGAAGGAGACTTAACATTAAGCGTGCGCGGAATTAAAGATAGGGCATGAATTGAACTCTAATTGCGCAGGACAAGATTTGTTGTCACAAACAAAGTGGTGGCGCTTATAGTTGTTTAAATCACGGATACCGTTGGTGGCAGTATCTTCAAAGTAAACAGTCACTTGTTGCACTTGGCCACTACAAGGACATTTTTCATTAGTAAAAACTCTGGAATACATAATAAGTAATCACCTCCGTTCTGTAGCTACATTATAGCACTGAATGGCGAGGCGAAGGGAGGAGGGGAAGAAGATATTGGAAAAGGCAAAAAACGTTATTGAAATTAAGGTATGCGTTGATGGCATGGACGAGTTAAAAAAGTTCATTAAGAAAATGGAACAAGAGTATGGCAGCACCCATACTCTTGTGTACAAGGTCGATGTGTTCGATGTTAAGCGTCTTTAAAAGGGTCGTAGGGTTCAGATACGTCGATATGCTGCGGAGCATCTTCGTTGCGTTCCAGCATACTGATTATATCAAAATATGTTTGTACGGAACTCTGTGCAGTATCAATTTTGCCACTGCTGATGAGGGCAACAACAAAGTCTTTAGCTAATTCGCGTTTATTCATAATATCACCTCCGTTCTGTAATACATATTATAGCACTGGGAGGCGAAGGAAGGAGGGGAAGAAGATGATGCTTGATGCAAAACAAAAAGAAACCGTCGAGCAGATAGTAAAAATGCTGGACGGTTACAGAGCAGAAGAAATACAAAAGATTTTATATTGGGTTAATACATGTTGCGATTCTGGCTACGTTCTTCGCGCAGAAGCCGAAGCAGTGCAAGAACGTTTTCGTCAGTGCGAATAATCCTGCATTGTCTGTAGTCAACATCATAGAATACGCAGTCAAGGCAAGGCGGCTGCATAACGTTGGTGTTTTTCAAGCAATAAGGGCATAAGCGTTTAGCTCTAATATCCATAATATCACCTCCGTTCTGTAATACCTATTATAGCACGGAGCAAGGAAAAGGAAGTAAAAGCCATGATGATGATGAAAACCAAAAAGGTAAAACTGTACGGCGAGAAGCTGCGCAAACTGAATACAGCTATCCATGAGCGTGACGGCAACTGCTGCATCATCTGCGGCAGATACGTGGACCCGGGAGAAAAATTTCACCATGAGCCCTGCGGCGCACTGAAGAGTGATGAAATCTCCCAGGGCGTAACCCTGTGCTACGACTGCCATCAGGAACGTCACTGCGGCGCTGGCAGCAGAGTTGTAAAGGAACAAATCAAAGAATACCTGCAAGGGTTATATGGAGATGCATGAATATGAACAGACTTGAAGATTATGACTGCATCACGGAAAACGAGAAGGCAGTCAAGGATATGGACTGGTGGGCAGGCCCGTTTGGAAAGATGGCGCTGGAGATTGCCAAAGAACGTGGCCTGCTGGAAGAGGAGGAAGGCAAATGTGCAAAGCAAAGCGCATGACGTGCGCCGAACTGGAAAATAAGATTATTGACCATGCGAAGCGCTGTAAAAAATACAAGCCTAACGCAGCAATCAGAGAGCATGAAGCCAGCATGAAATACGAGCGCCTGATGCGTGAACGCCGGGCACAGCTGGCACGTGAAGCTGATGAAAGAATGAAGGCCAGCACTGCCTATGCACTGCGCTTCATCTTTAAGGAGAGATATAAAAATGGCCAATGAAAAAACTATTGTCTGGTATCGTCCAGGTAAACCGGTAAAGGCTGTACGCGTTGAGCTTACTTTGGCCAATATGCAGAAGCTGGTGGGTGGCAAGATACAGATCGTACCGCTGGAAGCTAAAGGTAATAGCCCTGAATATACGCTGATATGTAATGAGGACGGCAAGAACAAATATCACAATGACGCTTTGTTCCCTCTGCTGAACAATAATGGCAATATCGTAGACGTTATATTTGGCCCCTGCTTTATCGCCGGTAAGCTGATGACTGATGAGGACGGCGAAGAAACATTTATCGACCTGCTGCGTGAAGACTATCTGAGAATAGTCCGCCGCTTTGGGAAAGGAGCTGTGAAGAATGAGAAGAAGGAAACTGCGGAAACTGAGGCTGCTGACCTTAGGCAGCTTACTGCTTGCCGTAATATGCTTGCTAGACTACGGGCCCGCAAGAATGGTAAGTGCAGCTTATCAGATGGTTAAAGGACCGGAAGTCACTGAGATTGTTGTACCTTACCATGTATTGGAAGAAGGAGACACTTTGGAAGGAATCTGCTGCAGATTAAAAGATGAATACGGCGATAAGCGCGACTGGCGCGAAATTGCTTTTTATGTCTGCAAGGATAACAACAAGAAAGACGGCTGGGTATACCTCGGGGAAAAAATCAATGTGCGCCTGCATGTTCCGGTCGAAACAAAATAAAAAAGCCGCCTGCAAAAAGCGCAGACGGCATGGGGATGTATGAAGTTACCAGCATCCATACATCCCTATTTTAGCATATAAGAGTGATGAGAACAAGGAGGAAGAAAAATGTCTGTAGTAAACATGCCTATTGAGTACCTTGTGCCGCATCCTCAGAACCCAAGAAAAGACTTGGGCAATCTGGAGGAGCTGACAGCAAGCATTAAAGAGAATGGCATCTACCAGAACCTTACCGTAATCCCGGTCAACGAAGCTGTACCGGGTGAAGAACCTAAGTATATGGTGGTTATTGGCCACCGTCGCCTGGAAGCTGCGAAACGCGCCGGGCTGCAGGAAGTGCCGTGCGCTATCGTAAGAGGCATGTCGGAAACGCGGCAGCTGCAGACTATGCTGCTGGAGAATATGCAGCGTAGCGACCTGACGGTTTATGAGCAGGCTCAAGGCTTCCAACAGCTTCTGGATTTTGGCATGGATATCGAAGATATATCCCAACAGAGCGGCTTCAGTAAAAGCACTATCAGACGGCGCTTGGAAATCGCTAAGCTTGACCAGAACAAGCTGAAGGAGATAAGCTCTACCCGCCAGCTTAGTCTAAAAGAGTTTGATGCACTGGCAAGAATCAAAAACTTAGAAGCCAGAAATAAAGCAATGGAGAAGATTGGCACAAATGATTTTGCTCTAGCAGTCAGCCTCGCCGTGGAGAAAGAAAAGCTTGATGCTAATATGCCGGTGTTCCTGGCAGATATGGAACGTCTTGGCATCAAGAAATTCCCGGATAACGCCAATAAATACAGCAGCAAATATAGACGTATCGGCAATATTAATCTTTACCAGTACGAGGAAACAAAAGAAAAAATTCCCAAGAAAACAGCTGGGGTGTATTATGAGGCCACCTATCCGAGAAACGTAGAGTTTTACGTAAAGGAAACAAAAAAAGGCAAGGCTAGAGAAAAAAGCGCTAAGGAGATTGAAAAAGAAAAATGTATAAAGGAAGCATGGTTTAAAGTCGATGCTATGGCTGCAACACATTACGAGCTGCGCAAAGCATTCGTTGAAAATCTAAGAGGCACTGCTAAGCAGCGCGAAGCTGTATATATGGGAGCATATAGTCTTATTGTATTACGCAGCATTGCATATATGTCTTGTGGTGACATAAGCAAAGAAGCCGGCGTAGATGATAAGTACTTCGACCCTCGGCGTGATGAAAAAGCGGTTAAACTGGCCTACGAAAGTTATGACAATATACAGAAGTGTATAGAGATTATTTATAAGCTGTTTAATGATAATGAAAAAGAGTTTTATGCTAATGGCTACCGTGCGGTATATCCTGAATACAAGTTCAACCCAAGACTTGAGGCAATGTATCACTGGCTTACTAAGCTTGGCTATCAGATGAGCAGCGAAGAAAAGCTCATAGCTGCCGGTACGCACGAGATCTTCCAGCAAAATATTTTTGAGGGAGGCAACAAGTAGCATGAGTGAATACGGCAGATGCGATATCTGTGGCAAAAAATCTTTCCGGCTGAGAAGCAAATCTTACGCTTATGGCTTTCCTTGCGAGTGCTGCGGGCGCAATGGACATTATGAGGTTGTACGTTATTGCGAAAAATGCAAGCCGCAAGAACCTAAATGGACACGCGTGGTGTTGGGCGCTGATGCAGCTAAACAGTTGGGCGCACTATGGAAGGAGCAGCATAATGGACGCAGCAATAGATGAATTTACAATTAACCTGGCTATTACAATTATCGTTATGGTATGCGCATTGGCGCTGGTAGGAGGAAAAGACGATGAACGATAAAGAAAGAACAATCATGGACTACGTAAACAGAGCGCAGCTGGCCATCAATGACTGGCAATGCAGCGGCGAGATTTATTATCTGGAGCAGGCAAAGGCAGAGCTTGCCGAAGCTGTTCTCTTGGCTGATGAACTGGCCAAGGAAAAACCAGTTTTTCTTCAATATAGCGCAGAGGTGCAGGGCCGCGTTGTTTCTAGCTATTTGTGCGATACTCCGGAGGAAGCCTTGGAAGATATTCGCCCCGACCTTGCTGTGGGTGATTTGGTTATAGTCCTTAAACAAGAAGAATCCCAATGGCAGCCTTATATTGATATGGATGATTTGATTGAAGGATTTATAAGCCAAGCAGATGATGAGGCTGGCGAAGGTGCAGAAGCATGGTGCGATTTTATTTCCGGTAATGCGCTGGCGCAGGCGAGAAAAGAGCTTGATGAACAGCTCAACGATGTATTGGAGGCATGGCTCAGAAAACATAAAGTTGAAGCCGGTTGGTATGACAGAGCCGGCATTGAGGGAACGTATAGATTTTGTGGTGATAAGTTTATCCGTGTTAGCAAGACTGGCGATGAGGCATGAGCCAGTTGAGAAAAATGGAACGCAGAAAGCAGAAGAAGCTGCATCTGCTGGGCGGTGAAGAACGGCTGCAGGTAAAGGCCGGAGACAACGAACCCTTTGGCATCAGCAAGGCCGGGTATAATGCCATCTATAACGCAGGCTATGAAGCGGGACGGCAAGCGGAACGCGCAGAAATGATACCGTATTATGCTAAATACTTCACCCATCAGATACTGGCAGTCTGCTGCAAGATACTCATGGAGAACTATGGCGAAATCCATGTACGCCATACGCGACTGGATAAATTTGCCGATCTTTACGCCCGTGGTCTTGAGACATTGGGCGAGAATAACAGCACACAGCAGTATCTTCAATACATAGAAAACTATGGGCTGCACATTAATTGGAAGGAGCCAGAGACATGAAGTTTATGATAACCTGCGAAGAAGCCTTAAAGAACATAAACGAAGGGCGCATGGGAATCTTCAATTTTGGCTATGAGGTGCTGGATGTAAAATTGATTAAGTATGCTCAGCATCTGGCCTGCATGAGAAAAAGAAAGCTCAGAACCTACCTGAGCAAAAACAGAAGCTTGCGTGATAAGTGCTTCCTGGAAGCACGGAAGCTGCCGCGCTTCTGCAAGACAAAAAAATAACTATATACAATAGTAGAAATTGGGCAGGTGAAATACCTGCCCAAAGCTTGATAAAGCATATTAGTTGAGTGGCATATCAGTGCCGGGAAAAATAACAGCCAAAATAACTTAGGCAGAATGGAGCGGAAGAATGTATGTAAAACGGACATGGAGATGTGGCAAATGCATCGAAGTAGAAAAATACCAGACCTTCCGCTACAAGGGAAAGATGACAGTACGTGCTCCACAAAGCAATCCTACTCCGGAAGCTATGGCCAAGGTAAACGAGCGTAACAGCTACAAGAATCTTCGTCGTCTGCTTAATACTAATTTTGGCAAAGGTGACCTGCATTGTGTATTGACCTATGCTCCGGATAAAAGAGCAAGCAGCCAGCAGGAGGCAAAAAAAGATATTCAGAAATTCTGCCGCAACGTGAAACAGAAATGCAAGCGTCGCGGCTCAAATTTCAAATATGTGGCTGTAGCTGAATACGGTAAGCGCTCTATGCATTTTCATGTTGTTATCCATAGCGGGCTGAAGCTGCAGGAGCTTGGCGATATGTGGCCGCATGGACGTATCCATGCAACGGAGCTGGACGGCAGCGGAGATTATGACAGGCTGGCCAGCTATCTTATCAAGCAGACCAACAAGACCTACAACGATCCAGAACGCAGAGTGTTTGCCAGACGTTATGTTACGAGCCGTAACCTTGAGCAGCCGGAGTGTAAGATTGAGAAAGTCAAGGCTGACAGCTGGCGTGAGACGCCGTCTGCACCTAAAGGCTTTTATGTGCTGCAGGATACTATCGTCCAGGACGTCAGCGAGATTACCGGATATCCGTATCAGTATTACCGTTGCCTGGCACTAGGTGGCGGGAAACCATTGAAAACAAAAAGACTACGCAGGTAGGCGTTTATATCAGCGGCGGAATCTGCCTCGGTAGTTATATACAAGCAAAAAAACGGACAGGCGCAAGAAGAAGTATATCCGCTGCTGCTATAAGCACGGGAAGGGGGAATCAGATTGCTGGTAAAGCACTGGCAGCGCGTCGCAGAGACACGCTTTAAGTATCAAAAAAAAATTCAGATGGCCGTGGATGAAGCGCGTGCCTGCAGGCATCCGCATGGGCTGAAGGACAAGCTGAAGCCTAATCCTACCCAGCAGGATGCACTCAAGGGAATGCTGCCGCTGAAAAAGGTTAGCGTATACATCGGACGTCGGAGCTATGAGCTTGTCATTGAGCAGCCGGAGGAGTGGCTGGCGGTGATAAGGGAGACGTATGCCTTATACAAAGACTCGCCTATTGGCCACGTCATGCACAAATACTATGACAACTACGAGAACAGGCACGTCCAGCCGGAGGTTATCAGCGGGCTGCAGGGAGTGAGCCGTCAGACGTTCTACGCCTGGCGCAATGAGTTTTTGAGTGACGCTGCTATTATTGCAGCGCAGCATGGAATAAAAAATTTTTAAGCATTGCCGTTTTGTACTTTACAAATCGGCGCTTTTGACGTGGTAAAATAGTATTGTGCAAAATAGCAAGTAAAAATAAAGGCCCTGACGGAGCGTTCCGCCGGGGTTATTTTTATGCCAAAAAGCAAAGGAGGTGAAGGCACTATGGCAGAGGTAAAAAAAGCAGTCAAAAAAGCTGTTAAAAATTCCGGTAAAAAAACTACCCCAAAAGCTGGTAAAAAAACCACGTCGGAAAAGCTCAGTCCGGCGCAGGAGAAATTTTGCCTGGAATACCGTAAGCATGAGGGTAACGGCACTGCTGCAGCCATAGCTGCCGGGTACAGTGAGAGGACCGCCGCACAGCAGGCTACCAGGCTGTTAAGAAATGTTAACATTCTGAAGCGCATAAAAGAGCTGGCAGATGACGCTATCAGAAAGCAGATTATCGGGCTGGATAAACGCGCTCTGGTGCTCAGTAAAATTGCCGAAGATGATGCTGCTGATGTGCAGGCCAGAATCAGGGCGATTGACGTTCTGAACAAAATGGATGGCGTGTATGTTTTCAAGACCGAGGTTAAGATTAGCGGCAATGTCAATGTGCTGCTGAAAAGGCGAAAGAAGGAGTAATGGGCCATGAAACCACAAATAAGCCAGGAAGACTACGATGCTTTAGTAGGCTATCTTGCTGAGTGCCAGCATGATCCGGAGCTTTTCGTAAAACTTTCTTTCCCATGGGGCGAACCTGATACTCCGCTGGAGAATAAGAAAGGGCCGGAACAGTGGCAGCTTGACATACTACGTGAAATAAAGGACGAAGTAAAAACTGCTGATGTTGCCATACGTGAAGCAGTAGCCAGTGGCCACGGCATTGGTAAGTCGGCGCTGGTGAGCTGGCTCATTCTTTGGGCGCTGGGTACCTGCTCGGATACGCGCGGCGTTGTTACCGCTAACACGGAAGCGCAGCTTCGCACTAAAACATGGGCAGAGCTTAACAAATGGTACAACATGTGGATAGCTAAACCATTGTTTGACTACACTGCGACAAGCATTTTCTGCAACGCTGACGGTAACGAAAAGACTTGGCGTATAGATGCAATTCCGTGGAGTGAAACAAATTCTGAAGCGTTTGCTGGCCTGCATAATCAGGGCAACAGAATTTTGATTATCTTTGACGAAGCATCAGCGATACATGACACTATCTGGGAAGTTACGGAAGGTGCCCTGACTGACGCAGACACAGAAATCATCTGGTGCTGCTTTGGCAACCCAACTCGTTCCAATGGCCGCTTTTATGATTGCTTTCACAAACACAGAAATTATTGGCACACTCGCAGGGTAGACAGCCGCAGCGTAAGCTTTTCTGATAAAAAGCAGATTGAAGCGTGGCGCGAAATTTACGGCGAGGACAGTGACTTCTTCAAGGTCCGCGTGCGCGGCGAGTTCCCTTCTGCCAGCGACAAGCAATATATCTCGCAGGCCATCGTGAATGAAGCACGGAAAAGAGTACTCAAGCCGTATCAGTATAATTTTGCTCCGGTTATCATTGGTGTAGACCCTGCGTGGACCGGTGCGGATAAAATCTGCGCATACCTGCGTCAGGGCAACTACAGTAAGCTGCTCTTTGAATATCCGAAGAATGATAATGACCTGCAGCTTGCCGGCAAGATTGCAGCACTGGAGGATGAGTACCATGCTGATGCAGTCTTTATCGACCTTGGCTATGGTACAGGTATCAAGAGTGCAGGCGATGCGTGGGGCAGGAATTGGACGCTGGTGTCATTTGGCAGCACAAAAGGTATACCGCCTAACTGCATCAACAAGCGAGCAGCTATGTGGCAGGATATGCGGCGCTGGCTTATGGATGGCGGTGCAATATCGGCCGATGACAACGTGCTGGCTGATGACCTCGTAGGACCGGAGCTTGCTCCGCGTGACGATGGCAGAGTGCAGCTGGAGAGCAAGGAGAGTATGAAAAAGCGCGGGCTTCCGTCTCCGAACAGGGCGGATGCATTGGCGCTGACCTTTGCTTTTCCGGTACTAAGCAGAAAACAGGAACATGAATACGCCTGGAGCGTCGATAATGGCGCGCAGGAAGAATATGATCCGTTTCATGGAATGTGGTAGGAGGTGAGACCATGGAAGAAATCATTATGCAGCTGCATGGCGGTGGTGGTGGAGGCGGAACGCAGATTAAGCAGAACGCACCCGGAAGCCAGAGCGCTGCAACTATTGACAGCGCGACTGAAGGACAGCGTGAATCGCTGCGTGAAAAGCTGAGCAAGGCAAGAGGCCGTAACTTTACCAACAAGACCGGCGGCAGCATGGTAGATACAATCAAGAAAGCATTGTTGGGTGAATAGCAATGTTTGAAGAAATCTATCGTGACTCAAAGCTGCTGAAGGATAAGCGCTTCGTTCTGGAGCAGATGTACCAGCGGCGCGCCTCGTTTGAACCGACGTGGCAACTTCTGTCCCGGTATATCGTTCCATATCGAGGACGCTTCCATGAGCGTGGCGGCAGCATTGACGGAGAGCGGCGTGACCGCTATCTCATCGACCCTTATCCGATGGATGCGGCAGGCAAGTGTGCTGCTGGCCTGCAGAGCGGACTGACGTCCCCGAGCCGTCCGTGGTTTGAGCTGTCTTTGGCTGACCAGGAAAAGGCTGAATATCATCCGGTACGCCAATGGCTAGATGATGTGCGTGACGTCATGATGGCCGTATATGCACGTGGCAACACCTACGCTATGCTGTACGATATCGAGGCTGAGCTGTGTCAGTTTGGCACGGCGGCGGCGCTGATGATGCAGGACTATGATACCGCGCTCTGGCATCGCAGCTACACCTGCGGCGAATACACCGGCGGTGTGGACGCAAGAGGCAGGCTTTATTCCTTTGGCAGGCGTTTTGAATTGACCGCTCCGCAGATGGTAGCGGAATTTGGTATTGATAACGTGAGCCTGGCCGTAAAGACTGCGTACAACAACAATGACCATACACAACGCTTTGAGGTTGAAATGCTCATCGTCAAAAACAATGAGTATAAGCCTGACCAATTAAAGCCCGGTAACTTCCCCTGGCAGAGCTTTTACTGGGAGCGTGGCAATCAGCAGCAGTTCCTGCGCATCAGCGGTTACAAGGAGCAGCCGTTTATTATGCCGCGTTGGACCAAGGTGGCCAACTGCGAATATGGTTATGGTCCTGGGCATAACGCATTGGGTAACTGTATGCAGCTGCAGCGTATCGAGAAAGCAAAGCTCCGCTGCATGGATAACGAGGCTGACCCGGCTATGATGTTTCCGGCAAGCCTGAAGAAAGTCAACCGCCAGCCTGGTGCAAACAACTTTATTCCCGATGGTACGCAGATGAACGCTTATCCGATGATACCGCCGGGAGCAAAGCGCTACGAAGGCATGATAGCCTTGAGCAATGATAAACGGCAGCAGATAAGCGCTACGTTCTATAATGACCTTATGGTAATGCTGACGCAGGCGCAGAACAATCCGCAGATGACTGCTAAGGAAGTCGCGGAACGTCACGAGGAGAAAATCCTTATGCTGGGGCCGGTGCTGGAGCAGTTCCATAATGAGGTGCTGGACCCGCTGACCTTGCGTACGTTTGGACTCTGTATGCGCAACGAGCTTTTCCCGCCTATGCCGGAAGAGATTACTGCAGATGAGCTGAAGGTTAATTTTGTGAGCCTCTTGGCGCAGGCGCAGAAGATGGTAAGCCTGCCGAGTGTACAGAATGTACTTGGTATGGTGGGTAACGTAGCAGGTATCTATCCTGAAGCTGCCGACATTATTAACATCGACAACGTAATCCGTGAGGTTGGCGTTATCAGCGGTACGCCTGAGAAAATCATGCGCAGCGAAGATGAGGTGCAGCAGCTCAGAGAGCAACGCCAGCAGGCACAGGAAGCACAGATGCAGCAGGCGCAGATGGCACAGGGCGCTGAGGCGGCCAAGACCGGTGCGGAAGCTGCAAGGCTTTTGAGTGAGGTGCCGGCCAATACGGATAATGCTCTGGATGATATGCTGAGCAGAATGGGGATGAGCTGATGGAAAAGCAAAGATTTGCTGAACTGCTCGTAAACGTCATGCAGACGCAGACGGGCAGGGAATTTATTTATGAGCTGCTTGACACCATGGAAGTGCATGTTCCTAACTATGTTGTCGGTAAAGGAAGTGTTATGGGGTATGAGATAGGCCGGCGTAGTGTCGGCGAAGAACTGCTCCGTATGCTGAGAGATGATACTGAGGAAGGCCTGCAGCTGGAGCTGCTGATGCGGCAGGAAGCGCGGGACCGTCCCAAAGAAAAACACAAAGATGAATTCTATGACCAATTTGAAGGAGGTAATGTTTAATGCGAAAGAAATGGTTGTTCTTTTTGGCTCCTGACGGCGGCGATGCTGGCGGCGGTGAAGGCGGAGCTGGTGGCGATGGCGGCACCGGTGGTGACGGTGGTGTTGCAGGTGGCAGTAAAAGTATCTTTGATAATCCTGATGGCGGCAATCCCCCTGGTGACGGTGGAGGCAATCCTGCTGGTGATGGCGGCGGCGCTGGCACAGTGCCGGAAAACTATGAGTTTAATCTGGGCGAAGGCCTTACAATCACCGATGAACAGAAAACAGCATTTACCGCCATAGCTAAGGATGCAAAGCTTTCACAGGCGCAGGCTGACAGCCTGCTGAAAATGCACAGCGAGATTATCAACGGCTATATGCACGAGGCGGAGGAAGCCATCGAAAAAAACATTGCTGAATGCCAAAAGCAAGGCCTGATTACAAAAGAAAACCTGGGCTTTGCGAAAGCCGCAGTAGATACCTTCGGCGGCAGTGAGGCGATGCAGGTATTGATTGATACCGGTGCTATCAATCATCCTGCTGTCTGCAAGCTCTTTGTAACTATCGGACAGCTTATCAGCGAAGATAAACCGGCAGATACTCATGTCGGCGGTGGCAAGGGAACCCCGCGGGCAGAAGATATCCTCTTCCCTAACAGCAAATACTAAAGGAGTGAATTAAATGGCACAAACCGGACTTTATAACAACACCGGCCTGGCGACTATGTATGATATTGCGCAGCAGTATCGCTCTGCAGGTAATGAAGCAGCGGCGCAGGTCGTAGAGCTGCAGGCCAAAACCAATCGTCTCTGGGAAGTATTCCCTATGAGAACCTGCAACAGCGGCAGCGTTGAAAAAGCGCTTATCAGAACCAGTCTGCCGGATGTTGCATGGCGTATTATTAACCGTGGCGTAGCGCCTACTAAATCCAGCACTGGCCAGGCAAGCTTTACTACCGGCGGTGTTGAGGCTATTGCACAGATTGATGAGCGACTGATGAAGCTCAACAAGAACAGCAATACCTATCGACTCAATGAAAACTATGCACATCAGGAAGCTATGAGCCAGAAGATGTCTACTACCTTCTTCTATGGTGATGAACAAATCAACCCTGCTGGCTTTACCGGCCTTGGCGCTTTCTACTATGATAAGGCCGGGCAGGATGAAATCTACGCCAATCAGATTGTTGACGCGGGCGGTACCGGTAACAATCTGACCTCCCTTTGGGTAGTGACCTTTGCACCTGATACTGTTTACGGCATCACTCCGGAAGGCGTTCCTGGTGGTTACAGCTATCGTGACAACGGACGTGTTAAAGTGAGAGATGAGAATAACCTTGAATACTGGGGCTATGAATCTCAGTACAACTGGGACGTAGGCCTCTGCGTACGTGACCCGCGCTATGTAGCACGTCTGGCCAACATTGATACTACCAATACCAGCAGCACTGACTTCATCGACAAACTGATTGAAGTATATGACTGCATTGAAAATCCTGACCATGGCCGTACTGTTATCCTCTGTAACCGTAAGGTGCAGACCATGATCAATATCATTGCACAGAAGAAAAACAATGTTAACCTTTCTCTGGAAGACTTCGGCGGCAAGCGTATTCAGCATTTCTGGGGCTCTCCCATCCTGCGTAATGATGCTATCCTGAGCACTGAATCTAAAGTGCCGGTAGAATAAGGAGGTAAGAACATGGCTGTAATGATTGATGCAAAGCTTATTCTTTGCGAAAATGTCGATACTGCAGCGACTGTCACCAGTAAGGCAATTGATATCGGCCGCAACAAATCTTTGAGACCGCTCTATGTTGATGTTAAACTGACTAAGGGCGTAACTGCCGGCCGCGTCAAAAGCGTAGAGCTGCAGACCAGCGCTGACGCAAACTTCTCTGCTCCTATCACTGAGATGGTGGTGACTATCGGCAAAACTGCCGAGCAGCAGAAGCATGCCTGCCAGCTGGCGCAATTCTTCGCGTCCATCCAACCGCAGGGCCGCTACGTCCGCGTAAAAATCACCGGTGATACTACCGCTCCGGCAGGCGGCAAGATTTGGGCATATCTGTCCCCGGATATTCAGGTGCCGGTATGAGATACAAAGTAATCCGCACCTGCTATTGGCAGCGCAGACTTTGGGAAAAGGGCGAAGTGGTGGAGCTGGGTGAGAATGTGCCGGAGCATTTCAAACCGCTTTATAATCCAGCTGAAAGATTGGCCCTGAACAAAAATGCTGACGAGCTTTCGGATGAAGAACTTACGAACGAAACGCCTTCCGACGAAGTGCTTTCGGATGAAGAAACTATGAACGAAGAACCTTCGGAAGAAACGTCTGGCAGCATGGAAAACCCGGATATCATGCCTTCTTCTTTGGAAGATATGAATGTTGGCCAACTGCAGAAGTTGGCACGTGCAAACGGCCTGGAGCCGCCGAAGAATGCAAAAAAACAAGAACTGATTTCCGCTCTGCGCGGAGAATAACATCGGGCCGGAGCTTATTCCGGCCTTTTGTTTTTTAGGAGGAAACCATGAACAACATTGAAATCTGTAACCTTGCGCTTGGCCGTATCGGCGTAGACGAAATCAACCGCATGGATGAGGCAAGCCAGCCTGCAAGAATCTGTACACGTTATTTCAATTTTACCCGTCAGAATGTATTGCGCCGCTTTCCTTGGACGTTCGCAACGAAGCGTGTGCAGCTGGCACTGCTTAATGAAACGGCACCTGATTATAAATACGTCTATCAATATCCTTCTGATGCTCTGGCGATACGCCTTATGTACAATGACAGCTTTGTTGGCCTGCCTAAAGATAATTACTTCCGCATTATGAACGGTAACGGCGGACGCAAGATATACAGTAATATCTCTAACGCCTACGTGGAATATACTGCAGACGTAAAGGACAGTGAAACCTTCGACAGCCAATTCATTGAAGCCTTCAGCTGGAAGCTGGCGGCGGAGATGGCGTTCGCTTTGACCGGTAACATGAACCTTGCGACAAATGCTATCCAGGCATACAATGCTTACTTTACGGAAGCAGCTGGCGAGGATGCTGCAGAAGACAATCAGGAAGAAGCTGTACAGGATAGACTGGCCAACGCCAGATGGGAGGGCTGACAATGGGACTGTATCAACTGAAGCCCAGCTTTGCCGGCGGTGAATTGTCGGACAGCATGTACGGCCGCGTCGATATCAACAAATATGATAGCGGCGCTGCCACGTTAAAAAACTTTACGGTGCAGCGTTATGGTGGCGTGCGTAACCGCAACGGCTTCCGGCATATTGGCGTAACCTATGGAGGCAAGCGTGCCTTCTATATCCCCTTTCTGTATAACACCAATGAAACCTATATCATAGAAGTCACTGCAGGGCATTGCCGCTTTCTGTACAACGGCCAATACATAGTAGAGGATAACGGAGAGCCTTATACAATAAGCAACAATCTTAATCCAGCCGACCTGCAGGGTATCTGCAAAATAAAATATACGCAGAGTGCTGACGTACTTTTTATCGTACATCCTGACCATTATCCTATGACGCTTACGCGCTACAGTACATATGACTGGCGTTGGGAACAGATGCCGATAACTGGCGGACCGTTTGAGGACAGCAATGGCTCTGCAGCAACAGAAGAAGAACAAATTACACAGGTGTACCGTTATGGCGCTGGAACATATGAACTGACACTGCCTGATACCGTAACTAACATTTCGGTGGAATTGGCTGGCGCTGGCGGCGGCGGGAGCGGAGCAGCATCTAGCATTGAGCAGTTTGTTTCTCCTGGTGGTGATGGTGGTGTTGGTGAATTGATAAAATTCACTGCAACTGTTGTTGCTGGAAAAAAATATACATTATCTGTTGGTGCAGGTGGCGTTGGTGGCAATGGAGCTATAAGCAATAAGTATTTCACAAAGAATACTTCGCAGGTTGGTGGCAATGGTGGTGAAAGTGTAGCATTTGGGAAAACAGCAAGAGGCGGACAGGGAGGCGGAAGCGCCGTGCAAAACGGAAGCGAAGGCCGTTCTGGCAGCAATGGAACTGGTTATATAGGTGGTGGCAGTGGTGGCACCAAGGGTACAGACAGAGCAAATCCAAACGGCAAAAGCGGAGGTGACGGGTTCTGTAATATTCGCTTCCGCTATGGCAGCAAGGCGGCGAAGATAACTGCCAGTGCAACCGAAGGAGAGGTTACATTAACAGCAGATAAGGATATCTTTGAGAAAGACAACATTGGCAGTCTTATTGAGCTGACTCATTATAAAAAAAGCGAATACAAAAAAGGTGTGCCCGATGCAACAGATGCTATGCTGGTAAGCTGCCTGCCGGGCTCTAGCGTCTATGTAGAGAGCTTCGGCTTCTGGAAGGGAAACTTTTCACTGGAAAAATATAACGAGAACAGCTCTATGTGGGAGCTTGTAAGGACGCAGGACGGCAATCACAGCCAGAACTACAACTTTACCGAAAAGAACGAAGAGGAATACATCGTCAGGTACAGGGTAACATCAACTGAATTTGATACAACTATCTGGAGCGGTGAGAATGAGAAGCAGACAGGTTACGTAACTTTGCAGAGCTTCGGCAATGATTATAGCGGTATTATAAAAATCACTGAGTACATCAGCGGTAAAAAGGTTAAAGGCAAGGTATTACGTACTATTGGCAGTACAGACGCTACGCAGATCTGGGCTTTTTCTCCGTGGAGCAGGAGCAAGGGCTATCCGTCTGCAGCAGGCTTCTTTGAGGACCGCCTGGTATTTGCCGGCAGTACAAGATATCCGCAGACATTCTGGAGCAGTAAGGTAGGAGATTATTATAATTTCGGCACCTCCACACCGGTGGTAGACGATGATGCGGTAACGGCAACTCTTAACGGTGGCCAGATGAACGGCATCAAAGCCATGGTAGCATTTGGAGAGCTGATTCTGCTGACAAGCGGCGGCGAATATAAGGTAAGCGGTGGGCAGGGCAAAGCGCTGACGCCAAGCAATACCTTAAGTCAGGCGCAGGAATACCGCGGCATATCTGACGTATTACCGGTAACTGTAGGCAGCAGAATTGTTTTTGCACAGCAGCAGGGAAACATCATCCGTGACCTGGCATACAGCTATGAGGCTGATAAATACACCGGCGATGACCTCAACCTCCTATGTTCTCATCTTTTTGATGGCCATAAAGTAGTAGCTATGACCTACCAGCAGACTCCGGACAGCATCATATGGTTTGTCCGAGACGATGGCCTGCTCTTGGGACTGACCTATATCAAGGAGCAGGATATCTACGCATGGCATAAGCACAGCATTAAGAATGCACGCTTTATTAATGTATGCTGCATTCCTGGCGGAGATAGTGACGAGCTTTATGCTGTAATAGAACGTAACGGTAAATACGAGAACGTTATGCTGGATAAGCGGAAAGATAACGATGTGCCGGAGGAACAATACTATGTTGATGATGGCATTACCGTGCGTGGCAGCGATATAAAAGAGGTAACTGGCCTGACGTGGCTGGAGGGTGAAACAGTGGCCATACTGGCAGATGGCAATGCGCTGCCGCAGCAGAAGGTTGAAAACGGCAAGATTACACTGAGCAAGAAACACGGCTACAGTGTTGTGCATGTAGGATTGCCTATTGATGCAGTCATAAAGACATTGCCGATAGAATTTCAGATGCAGGACGGCAGCTCCATCAGCCGCAAGAAGCGTATAGGCAATCTTGCTGTTCTCTTTAAAAACACGCGTGGCGGACTGTATGGTCTGAGTGAGGGAAAGCTTGATGAAATCAAATGGCGCGATACCGAAGCATACGGCCAACCTACAAAACTTTTCACCGGTAAGAAAAAAATCGTCCTGCCTGCTGCAGGCTGGGACGAAACGCAGCAGCTTATCATTAAGCAGGATGCGCCGCTGCCGATGACGGTATTGGCCATTGTGCCGGAGATTGTGCCGGGAGGATAATATGGCGGAATATACTTTTTCTCGTCCGTCTAATAGAGATATTGAATACGTGGCAGCTCATCTGCGGCAGGACAACAGGCAGGAGCTGGCGGCGCTGTATGGTGCTGGGCATGAGCTGGATGTTTTAAAAAGAAGCGTCAGATACAGCGAGCTGGTCGGATGCTTTTACATTGACGGTGTGCCTGCAGCCATATATGGAGTAAGAAGCCCTGCTGCAATATGCTCAGTAAAGTGCGTCTGGCTGCTCATGACCGACGAAACATTGAAGCATAGGCTAGTAGTAGGGCGATATACCAAACGCTTTCTGAGGGCGATTGTGGCGGCCTATGGGCCTATGTCCAATAAGGTTGATGCTGGGAACGCAGAAATCCTGCGCTGGCTCAGATGGCTTGGAGCTGAGATATCGGAACCGGTGCAATGCGGAATCTACAACCTGCCGCACAGGGAATTTTATTTTGACGAAAGAATTTTAAAGGAGGGATAGCATGGGCGTAGGAGTAATGATTGGTGCAACTCTCTTGGGCGGTTATCTGCAGGGACGTGCAGCACGCCAGCAGGCCAACGCACAGGCGGCACAGGCGCAGGCAAATGCTGATATCGCCTATAACAATGCGCAGAAGCTGCAGGAGCAGGCCGAGAAGCAGGCGCAGAACAATGAAATCAACGAGGAAAACAAACGCCGCAGACTGCTGCAGCTGCAGGGGCAGCAGAGAGCCAACATCGGTGCGGCCGGAATCACGGCAAGCGGCAGTGCATTGGCGGCGATGGCAGACAGTCAGTTTAACCAGGAGCAGGAGCTTGCTTTTGAAAGATACAATGCACGTCAGCAGGTAGATAACATCTTCCAACAGAGTACGGACAATTTGAATCAGGGCGATGCCTATGCGTCGAGCGCCAGAGCCTACCGTAAGGCAGGCAAGCGCGCTATGATGAACAGCATGCTGCAGGCAGGACTGAGCGTAGCATCTAATCTTTATACGGCCAAAAGTATGGGAGCATTGAAAAGCTCAGCCGGTAAAAGTGCCGGCGTTGGGCTTAAAGACTACAAGGTTCCCGGATATACAGAGATGAAAGGGCTGCCGGCGCATACGTCTGGGGGGCTTTCAAGCTATAGTAATGATGGCTGGGCAAAAGCAAAGTGGTAAAAATGTCATTTTGTACTTTACAAATCGGCAAAGTATGTGTGTTAAAATGATAGTGCGGAAGGGAAGCCATTCTCCCATTTTCATCATACTCTCTAAAAATTAGCAACGTGGAAAGCATCTGAGGTCAAACCTTGGGTGCTTTTTGCGTATATAGGAAAGGAGCAGAATATGGCAGTAATTGATGTTTACGAGAACCAGGCAAAGCTCGGTACGCCTGCAAGCCGGACGAGCGGTGTGCATCCTGATATGGGCGGGCAGATGGCGCTGGCAAGGGCAAATGCAAATCTTACCAATACGATGGTCGAGGGAGGGCAGAAGCTCTATGAGCAGATAGCCATTGCCGACGTGATGAAGGCCAATAATGATTATAATATGCAGATGAGCAGGCTGCAGAATGAGCTGCTGCAGAACAAGGAAGAGAACGCAAGGGATAACCTTACCAAGTACGAGGAAGGGCGCAAGAAGATTATCAATGGCATTATGCAAAAAGGACCGTCGACGCTGCGTGGCGTTTTGGGAAGCAAGGCCTTTTACAATACCATTGAGCGTGACTGGACCGGCCAGCGTGCCCAGATGGAACGTTATACCATGGGCGAGATGGAGAAGTACCAGGATACGCAGCTTAACAATCAATACAAATTAGCTTTGAAGGACGTAGCTGTAAACTGGCATAACAATGATGATCTGGACGCTGTTATGCGCCGCGGCGATTTTATGACTGCAGCAAGGTACGCCAACTATGGCCAGGAAAAGATTGCTGAAGCAAGCAACAAATGGAAGGCTGCGGTAGCAGAGACGGCAGCGCAGGCTGCTATCAATTCAGACAGCAGCGAAGGATGGACGCGTGGCGGCGAGATACTGCAGGCCTACGGTTATCTTATGGACCCGCAGAAACGTATTCAGTATGACAAGATTATCAGTGCGAGGGAGAAAAGCAATAATCAGCTTAATACCTTTGCCGGCATTTATGCTAAGTATGGCAGTGATATAAACGGCGGTGTGCAGGCGCTCTTGTCTACGCAGACCGGTACGGCAGATATCGCCAAAGGTTTGGCATTTGCACAGGGAGAGGAAGGCAAGGCTTGGGGCAGCAATCAGTGCGCTAACTTTGTAAAAAAGTATATTCAGACGGCTGGCGGTGATTATGAAATTACCAGCAGTTTGGCTGACGGTACCTACCTTAACGCAGAACGTAAAGGGCTGACGTTTAATGACCGTAAACAATTAAGGGACGGAGATATTGTCTATTGGCAGGTAGATGGCAGCAAGTACGCTACGAGCGACAACCCGGATGATGTACATTCTGACACCAAGGCCTATAAGGGCATTACCCATGTCGGCATATACAATGCCAAGACCGGCAAGGTTATCCAGAGCGGTGAGCATGGAGTGAGTGAACTGGCTCTGGATACTGCCGGATATCATACGGTAGGCTACAGCCATATCGGCGGCAGAGCTATGGACGCTACAGAGCGCGAAGAATTAAAAAAAGGTTATATGCAGTACGCGCTGCAGCAGGTGCAGCAGAAGCGTACAAGCACTAACCTTATGGTGGAAAGAGCTTCGGATGAAATGTTTGCTGCCTACAATAATGGCATACGCGACCCGGCGTATTTTGAAAACATGGCCAAACAGATAGCAGGCAACGATTATAGCGCCTATAAAACTTTGCATGCTGTAGCCAAAAGCTTTACATCTTCGGGCGTACACAAATTAACTGTAGGTGAGGCTATGGAAATAGAGGATGCCATAGACAAGGGCGGACTGTCGCAGGATGAGCTGATCCAGAAGTTGTCTGATGCAGGCTGCAGCACGGAAACAATTATGAAATACGTGCATATGAATAAGCAGGCGGCGAAAGCTGCAGCTAGGGGCGAAGGCAAGGCATCATTTGACTGGGACAGCGTTATGGAAGCCTTTTACAGCAAAATGGGCGGAAGAAATAAGGTGCCGGAAGCGTGGCGTCCAGGATTGAAGCGGTACGCCAAAAGAGCAATAAACGAATACATAGCTAAAGAAAACCGCACGCCTACCGTAGACTGGGTGATGGATATTATGGAGCAGGGACTGGTTAAGGGCGTTGGCGGTGTTACGATAGAAGGTGAACACTTCTGGAACAGTGATATATCATACAACATGGCACAGCTTGGCAACCATGATATCTATCATATCGGTAATGCAGACGACGGTTATGTCAATGTATGGTTTTATGGCAATGCTCAGCCGGTGCGCATGAGCAAGGCAGCGTTTAAGCAGACGATGGGAGATTAACATTATGGGAACTTTTAATTTCAGTAATATGCAAGGTGGCCAGCAGCAGGAAACACAGAACATTCCGCGTGAATTTCGTCCTGCTGTTGAGCAGGCAAAAATAGAACCGGTCGGCTCTTACAGTAACAACAAAACAGGATTCTGGGACGGAGTGAAGAATTTTTTCTCCAGCGCTGATGTTGATACCAGTGCCGGCTTTATTGATGAAACCGGAACATGGAACAATGGCACTAAACAGGAGCTTGCTAAATACTATCCTACACAAAAGAGTGCGGAAGAACTCGAAAAGGACAGACTAGGCTCTTTGTGGGACAGAACGTATAAAAAATATCATTACAGCAAAGACGATGTACTGCTTGAAGCAAAGAAAATCAGTGCGGCCACAAGCATTCCGGAAAATGCTATCCTGGCTAACGCTGATAATCTGGCCAACGCACGCAATGTATATAATTATCAGCAGAAGGCTATGGACCCGCAGGCAGTGTTTAAGGCCTACCCTGAGCTGAGTGAGCTGGCCAAGCTAAGTGATACCGACGCTGCTATTGCTCTGCATAACTTAAAGAACGTGCGCCAGACGCAGGGCATTATTGAAGCAGCTAAGACCGGCTGGGAGCTTGATAACCTGATGAGCGAGCGCGGCCGTATGGGCTACGCCGCTATGAACGGCAAGGAGCTGACGGATGCTGACATTGCACGTTTAGGAGAAATTGAAAAAGCACAGAAAAATTCCAAGGAGCTGCCGGGGCTTTTTGAGGACCCGATGAGTGCTATTGTCGGCGGCACAGTGCAGAGCGGCAAGATGATGCTGCGTAATGCTCTTAATGGCCAGAAAATGGGCGTATACGGCGCTGGCTTCGGCGCGCTTCTCGGCGGTATTGCCGGCGGCGGTGCAACGCTGGGTGCCGGTACTGCTGCAGGCGCGGCAGCAGGTGCCAAGATCGGTTATAGCGTCGGCAGCCGTATCGGTATGGCGCAGGATATGTATGACGAAATTGCCGGCAACAACTACCTTGATTATAAAGGTTATAAGGATAAGCAGGGCAGGCAGCTGCTGACAGATAATCAGGCGCGCAGCTATGCTGCTGTAGCGGCAGCGCTGGAAACAGGTATAGAATTCAGCAACGCAGATAAAATCCTAAGCGTCATCAAAGGCGGTGCAGGTGCGCAGAGCATCAAAGAAATCATCAGCAGTGCCAAGGACAGCACGGAGCTGCAGAGCCTGCTTGCCGCATATCTGCGTGACAGTGCAAAGAACATCGGAACAGTGGCCATCTCCGAGAGCGCGGAAGAAGGCGTGCAGGAGATGAGCAACAGAATTATTTCTGATGTTGCTGCAGCAAACAATCCGGGCGGTGATATCCCTACATATACGGCAAAGGATGTTATCGTTGGCGGGCTGGAGGCAAGCTGGCAGGCGCTGCCTGCGTCGATCGGCTTTGGCGCTGGTGCGCATGGAGCAAGCACGGTATCCTTTATGCGTCGTGCATTCGCGGCGCTGCAGCTGAAAAGCGAAGAACAGAAGGCTAACCTGCGTGATGCTAACGGTATATCTATGCTGAGAAGTCTTGCCGAGGATATCAAAAATAATGCTTTGTTTAAAAAAGCTCCGGAAGTATATAACGAGGTATTGAATAATCAGCTCAAAGGCACGGAGCTGGAAACTATTAACATAGATACAGAGTACGTCCTTAATCAGCAAGGCGGCTATGAGCTTTTGAAATCTGCAGCAAAGGCAGCAGGCATAGGCGAACAGTATCTTAAAGACATCATCGACACTAAGGCAGACTTGAAAATCAGTACAGCAGATTATGTATCTAAGCTGCTGCCGACTGAAATCGGTGCCCATCTGGAAGACTACATCACATTCAGCGATATCAGCGAATGCCTGGCACGCAACAGAGAATATGCCGGCAGGATGCGCCGCGAGATGGACCGCATATTGGCATATGAGAACCGCCAGCGTGAAGATGCTTTGAATACCTACCTTGATAATAACTTCCATACTCCGGAAACCCGTGAGATAGCAGAGGCAGTATTGCGCCGCTTCCCGGATAATCCTAAGGAAGGCGTAAAGGAAATCAGAAAATCGCTGCAGGCCAAGATTGACGAGCCGCTTAATCAGATTATCGAAGAGCTGGAAAAGGGTATGGGAAACGGCGTAGCTGTAGTAGAAATCCCCGAATATGATAATCAGATGCGTGGCCGTGGCATCAAGGTAAGCAATAACGACCCATGGTATCAGCGCTACTATAAAGAGAATAAGCATAAGCCCTCTAAGATGGAGCTGCGTGAGCTGGCGCGTGAGATTTGGACCGGCCACAACGAGTATGGACTCTTTGGCTGGGAAAACCGCACTCCGGAAGAGAACCAATGGTATGAGAATAACAAGGCAGCTATGGAAGCAACGGAAGAAGCTATCCGCAGATTGGATGCATTGACTCCTGCTCTGGAAAAAATAGCTCCGGGCGAACTCTCTATTACTGAAGGCCTGAGCGAAGAAGGCTTTGAGGTATATCGTAAGCTGCGTGGCAAGCTGGAAGGCGCTGAAAGCAAAGAAGTGCGGCAGGCAGCACAGATGAGTGCTATCCTTGCCGCACGAATGGCAGACCGTATGGCTGAGCTGCATAGACAGGTTGGCCATACTAAATACACTGCGCTTGATTATGCGCGTAGTATTGGGCTTATCAGAAGTGAAAGTGAAGCTGCTGAGCAGAAGTTTAATCAGGCAGTAAATGTAGGTATAAATGAAAATACCAAATATAAACTTTTAGATTTAGATGTTTTGCAAGACAATATAGGCACTGACAAAGAAACTCCGGAGGCTAATCAAAAAGCCATAGATTACATTAAACATGTATTAACTGAAAATGAGCCGGTCACTACAAAAGATTTGTCAAGTGTATTTGATTTTAGCAAGATGAGTGAATATGATCAGCGTCATATTGTTTTGGCAAAATCGCAAAGAGGGCGAAAAAACAAAACGGAAAGGCAGGGAAGAAATTTAACCATCAGTAATCCTAGAGAGATTTTGCAAAATGCAGTTTTAGTTGAGATAAATCCATCAAAGCATTCTAATGAAGTAGACAATAAGTTACGTGAGGATATCAAAGGTTCATTGTCATATAGATTTGTTATACCAGTAAAGTTAAATGGACAGGCTCAAACGTTGGTCATTACTGCTATTGGGACATCTGCTAATGTACTAAAAAAATTAAACGAAGTAACTTTATACGAAGTTTACACAACAAAAATCCCGCCATCCCAGAGACAAGCTTCCCTGAAAGATGGCGGGATAGGGGATGCTTCAAAAGAAACAATTCCCTCTGAATATAGTTTAGCAGAGATTTTAGCAAAAGTCAAAGACCTTAATCATAAACCTTATGTTGATAAAGAAACAGGCAAGCTAATAATAGAAGACCAGATGGCTATAGGCTCTATGAAATTAGGCCAGAAAGCATGGCATGGCACGCCTTACGATTTTGAAAGGTTTGATATTGGCAAAATCGGCGATGGCGTTGGTGACCAGGTACATGGCTGGGGCCTGTACTTTGCTAAGGATAGAAAAATATCAGAGGCATACAAGGAAGTGCTGGGGGCTGACGCTGGCGCAGTAATTGTAGATGGGGTTACGTACAAAATTGATGAGGAGGGAGATTGGGCAACAGCAGCAGGACAGAAGCTCATTGACAATGATCCGTTAGAATTTGTTCTGGATACGTTTGATGCAATGGGCGGAAGCAAGAATAAGGAAAGTGCAATAAAAAGCTTAAAGGAAAGAATTGCCGGAACCAAAAGAACGGCTAATACAGAAAGCTATATTGCTAAACTAGAAGAAGCGATAAACATTATTGAAAAAGCTGACGTGAAGTACGAAAATACTTCACGCCTGCTGAAAGTGGAAGTTCCAGAAAACAATGTATTGCTAGACGAACAAAAGACTTTCATTAATCAGAACAAAAATGTACAAGCGCTTTTGAAAAATACTATAGAATCTTTGGATGATGCGCGGTCAATGAAGTTCTGGGAAGAGTTGCTGAATTTCAAATTAAGAGCTTTTGATAATGCTGATAAGGTTCAGTTTAAGATTGATGCCTTCAATAAATTAGCAGATGGTATTGGTAAGCTTATAGAGATCCAGCCTAATACATTTGGCTATAGAGCGCTTGCAAGAAGCTTGGAAAGATACGGATATAGCAAAGAAGAAATTGAAAAGCTAAAGTCAGATGGCAAATATCGTAATCAGGAACAAGAGAAGCTCAGAAGCCAGGCTGCTGCTTTAGAAGAAGAATTAGAGCGTGCCAAAGCAGAAGATGCTGCTGCAAAAGAGAAGGTTATCAACCAGGCAAAAGCTGATGTTACCGGTACGCTAGGGGGCATGTTTTCCGGCAACAAGATTTACGATGCTCTGGCAAAGGCTGTAGGGGAAGAAGATTATAATTGGCGTGGCGCGTCTGAGCTGCTTAATGAGCACGGAATTAAAGGCATAGCTTACGAAGGTATGAAGGATGGCCGCTGCTTCGTCGTCTTCGATGATAAGAGCATTGATATCATAGAGCGTTACAACCAAGCAGCTGGCATAAGTGAGAGTATACATATCGGCACTGAGCTTACTGTACAACGTTCAGCGCAGGAAGTTATTGATGCTTATAATGAACTGGAAGCTATGAAACCAGTAACACTTGAATTTGCAGAGCTGACTGGACTTGACGTAAAGGAACAGCGAAAAGCAGCAAGAAGGAAATTTGATGAGCTGTACAAGAAGGATGGTGACTCAATTTATCTTACTAACAGGTATGGAGATAAAATCAACATTCCTACGGCAGTATTTAAAGAAATTCAGAGACACACAGCTAATATTGACGCATTGCAAGTCATTCCGCATATCCAGCAATTGTTAGATAGAAGTATCTATCTCTACACTACTACCCCAGATATAAATAGAGAAAAGCGTATGACGAGATATGTAACTGAATACAGAACATATGGAGCTAAAGTATTCATTGATAACACTGAATACTTTGCTAAGTGCGTTATAAGGTTACAAAAAAATGGAGAAATTATTCTTCATGATATTGATATAAATAAAAAAATAAAGGATGAAACTTCTGACCGAAGTGCCCCCGGTTACTATCCGGGACTTGGGTCAACAAGTTCATCCTTTGTTATAAATAGTATACCATGGTGGCTGAATGAGGTCAAGACTAAGCTGCTTGATAGCAAAAAACTCATGCAGGAAGCAGGCCAGAAGGGCCTTTATAAAATCAAAGGCCAGACTGCCTTTAAAACTACCGGCGAGAAGGTTATTTCTCTGTTCAAAGCTGCAGACCAGTCAACCTTTATGCATGAGATGGCTCATATCTATCTGCATGATATGCTGGCACTGGCAGAATTACCGAATGCTCCTAAGCAGCTGCTGGATGATGTGGCCACGATTAACCAGTGGGCAGCCTGGAATGATACACAATTTGTCAAAGAGTACAAAGGCACTGCTATGGAGAGTGAATTTAAAAAACTCAACGAGCAGATGAAAACTGCAGTTGCTCAAGGCTCCGTTGAAATCGAAGGCAAGGCAATGACCTTGGAACAGATGCAACGGCTCTGGATGCAGGAACGCTTTGCCCGTGGCTTTGAAAACTATCTGAAGAGCGGTGAAGCGCCTACAGAAGCAACGCGCAGTATCTTCCGTCGCTTCAAGCAATGGCTGACTAAAATTTACCGTGCATTCAGCCAGATTGGCGGTGCTCCGTCCAAAGAGGTTAAAGCAGTTATGGACCGCATGATTGCCAGCGAAGATGAAATCGACATTGCCATGAGGAAAAAAGGCGTGGATGATTTTTCCGCAAGCGGTGGTTTGGACTATCTGGAGGGAAGCACGAAGGACGTATACCGCCGTATGGTGGAACGCGCTAAGGCTGATGCTGAAGAAAAGGTGCTCAAAATAGCGCTGAAGGACGTTAAGGAAGATTATCAGCAGCAGGAAAAGGAATTGTTTGAGCGTGAGGAAGCAGAATACCGTGAGAAGCTGGCTGCAGAACCGGTATTTATTATCCAGGAGCATATCAAGAATAACCCTAACATGAGTACATCCGTTATCTGCGAAACACTGGGCATGAACGTGGAAAATTACGTCAAGCAGCTTAAAGAGTATGGCGGCAGCTTGGATACTGCAGTAGAAGCTCATATGAAAGAGTTTAAGGAGGGGATAGATAACAGCGGCATAGATGCTCAGTATTTCCGTGAACGTGCGGAAGAAGTGGTGCAGGAGAGCAAATACCGTAAGCTGGCCACGGCGATGGAGCTGGAAGCGTTTGAGCGCATTGCCAAAAAGCAGCGTAACCTGACTACCCAAATAGAGGCCGAAGGCAAGAATGATGCTGCAGAAAAAGGCGTCATTAAGACGGTAGACAAGATGACTAGACAGAGCAAGCAGATAGAAGAGCTTACTGCAGAAACAAAGGAACTGAAGCAGGATAAGCGCGAGCTGCTTGCTAATGTGCGTGGCCTGCGTGATGCAGCGCTTCGTCATTACAAGGACTATGTGCAATTCGTTGAGATGAAGCTGGAGGTTATGCCTATTGAGGATGCCAATAACTACCAGATGTGGCGCAGAAAGTCGGCGCAGGCGCAGTACAATTCCGAGCAGTCTCTTATCAAAGGCAACTGGGATAAGGCCGTCAAATACAAACAGGCTCAGCTGATCTATGACATGTTTGCTGATAGAGCTGTCCGCAATGCCAAGCAGATAAAGAAGATTGAAGATGGCCTGAAGCGTAAGCAGCAGACTATCAGCAAGGCGAAGAACATATCTGCAGATGAACGTTATGCGTATAATCACCTTATGTATGTATTTGGCTTTTCCGACGCTGACGCACCGGTGCCACCGCATTATGAGGGCATCATGGAAGTGCTGATGAAAGCAGATGCTACAAGGGAAGAAGGCGGCCTGATGCTGGAGTCTCCGTTCTTCGGACCAGATGGCCAGACCAATCTGCCTGAATGGTTCCTGCAGGCGGCGATGAACAGCAATAAACGTAAAGCAGGGCATAAGGATTTGAGCAATATGCAGGTTGATTTGGTGGCACAGGTTATGCATATCATCTATAAGCGCGGTATGGATAATATGAAGCTGGCCACGATTAAAACCAAGGATGGCAGAACCCTGACTGTTGACGAAGCAGTTGCTGAGATTGAAGGGCAAGTGCGCCAGCGTATGATAGAACTCGCTAACGCTGACCCGACTGGTGCCAATAAAAACAGATGGCAGGATGACGCTGCAAACTTTATAGACCAGGCTGACAGGTTACTGATTAAGCCGGAGGTGGAGCTGAAAAAGCTGGGTGATGTGGCGCTGCGGTATATCTACGACCCGCTGAAGGAAGCTGCAGACAAAGAGCTGAAGATGGCCGTGAATATGCAGAACAAATTAAAAGGACTGTTTGGTGCCTACTCTCCCGAGGAGCTGGCAGATATGCGTAACAAACGCCGCTATAAATTTGGCTCATCGGTTATTACCAAGGAGCAGGCCATTATGATTGCGCTTAACTGGGGTACAGAAACTAACCAGCAGCGCGTCTTGGACGGCTATCACGTCAACGTAGCGCAGGTTAAAAATGTGCTGCAGTATCTGGATGAGCGTGACTGGAACCTCGTCAACAGTATCTGGAAGCTCTACGATATACATTGGGACCAGATAAGAGAGATTGAAGCACGCATGACCGGTGCCGTGCTGCAGAAGCAGGAAGCCAAAGGCTTTGTTGTTGTCGGGCAGGACAGAAAAATCTATACCTTAGATGGTGGCTACTTCCCTATTAAATACGACCTGCGGGATTTGCGTACGCAGGAGCAGGCTGACGCTGCACAGCAATCGGCAATGAGCAACATTGCAATGTCTTTAGGCAAGGGCTTCCTGAAAGAACGTACTCAGCATAAGGTTGAGCGCAGGCTGGACCTAAGATTTGAAGTTATCAGCGGCAGTATTACTGACGTTATTCATCTGGTAGCATTCCGCGAACCGGTACGCGACGTTCGCCGTATCGTTCTTAATGATAATTTTAAAAACCTTGTCTATAATTACCTCGGCCAGAACGTTTACAAAAATCTGAAAAAGTGGACCAGCGATTGTTGGGCGGAAGAACCGATACCGAGGACGGCCTACGAAAAGGGCATGGCCAAGCTGCGTAACGCTCAGACAATGGGAACAATGGGCTTCAGGGTAACAACGGCGCTGCTGAATATCGCTAACGCTTCGAGCGTAGCTCATTATATGGGCGCTGCTGAGCTGCTGCACTCGCTCAAAAAGTTTTACAGTGCCCCGCGTCAGTATACGGACTTCGTTTTCCAGCGCTCTGTATTTATGGCAGAACGTGCGGAAACCATGGATGCCAGCATACATGATGCGCTGAAAGGTCCTAATATCTTGGATGGTATTCCGGGGATTGGTAAGGCTGGCGAGGTTATCAAAAACAATGCGTTTAAGATGATAACCTGGACAGACCTGATGCTGGCGTTGCCGCTTTGGCAGCACGAATACGAAAAGACCTACAATGCAGAGATGGATGCCGGACGTTCGCCGCAGCAGGCGAGGGAAGCAGGCGTAAATGCCGGCGATGCTGCGGTGCGCTGGTGCTTCGGCAGTGGCCGTACGGTAGATAAAGCTGCTATCCAACGCAAGAGCGGCGAGCTGATGAAGCAGCTTACTATGTACTACAGCTATAACTCTACAGTCTATAATGCGCTCAATTATAAATTATGGGAAGCAAAGGTAGGGTACAAGAAGGCCGTAGCAGCAAGTGCGAAGAATAAAAGCATGGCTCTGATGAAAGCTGTAGCTCATGCCGGTGATGCGCTGCTGATGTGGGTACTGCTGCCGGCGGTTATATCTGCTGTACTGCGTGCCGGCGCAAGCGGTGATGATGACGATTGGAAAATCGAAAAGCTCATCAAGAGCATAGGGCAGGAATCTCTTACAGGCATTGTCGGTGGCATACCGGTGCTGCGTGATGCTGTACCTTACTTTATGGCCAAGGTGTTTGATGAGCATCAATTTGCTCCAAAAATTCCTATCCAAAATACCATTGAGCAGACAAACAGAGTTATCCAAAGTGCTGTCAGTGACAAGAAAACTATCAGCTATACGCTGCGGGAGATGGGCAAGCTCACAAGCCAGGTTACCGGAGCACCAAGTACGTTGATAGATAGCTTTACAACAACACTGCAGTATCTGGAAAGCGGCTTCGATGAAAGCGTTGCGGATTATCTGCGCGCCTTGATTTTTGATAAAAAGCTGAAGAAAAATCAAAAATAGTCATTTTGTACTTTACAAAACGGCCTGAAAGCCGTGGTAAAATATTATTGTCAATAAGTATGCAAAAAGCCTGGCTGATGCCGGGGCTTTTGCGTTATGGAAAGGAGCAGAACATGACAGTACAGAAAGACGTTACTAAAAACATATATGTTGGTAACGGCTCAACGAGGACATTTCCGTTTACCTTTGAGTGTCCTGCAGAGCATCCGGAATATATTAAGGTATATCTGATGCAGGATGATGGCACGGCGCTTGCCACAAGCGATTATCAGCTGGACATGGATGCAAGGCAGATAACATATCCTAGTATCGGAGCAGCTTTGCCGGAAGGCAAGAAGCTGGTTATCATGCGCGAGCTGCCGCTGCAGCAGATGATGAATCTTGTCAACAACGGGCCGTACTTCGCGGAAGATGTGGAGCTGGCGTTTGATGAAAACGTAATGGCTATGCAGCAGATAGCCGAGAAGCTTAACCGCAGTATTATCATGAGTGTGGATATAGATGGTGATGCTTTTGTCAATGAAGTGCCGTTTGAGGCAGGCAAATCTTTTAGAATTGCCGATGATGGCAAGAGGATTGTTTTAACGGAAGATCCTGCAAGAGTGCTGCCATTGGCTCAAGAGGCTTATGCGCAGGCTCAAGCACAAGCGCAGAGTGCATATTCTAGTGCGGCGGCAGCGGCGCAGAGTGAAGATAGTGCTGCTGCATCAGCAAGCGAAGCCGGTAACAGTGCGCAGTCTGCTAGTACGTCTGCTGCAAGTGCTGCGGAAAGTGCGGAGCTTACGAGTGGCTATAAGCAAGAGGCATTAACCGCAAAGAACGCCGCTGCGGCATCTGCAACCAACGCAAAGGCAAGCAAAGCCAATGCAAAAACTAGCGAGAACAACGCAGAAGCCAGCAAGGAAGCGGCACAGTCTGCTGCAAGTAATGCTAACAACTTTGCAACTAGCGCAAGTAGTAGCGCAGGTGAAGCAAAGACCTACATGGACAATGCAAAAACCTACATGGACAATGCTAAGAATTATAGTGAGAACGTTAATGTGTTTGTTCCTAGTGTGTCCTCTGATGGTGTCTTAAGTTGGACGAATAGAGCAGGATTGGCGAATCCTGCGAGCGTGAATATCAAAGGTGCAAAAGGCGATAAAGGTGATACCGGTGCACAAGGCTTACAAGGTGTAAAAGGTGACAAAGGCGATAAAGGTGACACTGGCGCCGCTGGTGCTCCCGGTGCTGCTGCTTCTATCCGTATTGGTAATGTTGTAACTGGCGCACCCGGTACTGACGTAGTTGTTACCAATAGCGGTACTTCATCTGCTGCTATCTTGAACTTCCAAATTCCTAGGGGTACTCCCGGTGCTGACGGCGGTGTTACTGTTGATACTGCGTTATCTGAAACCTCTACGAACCCTGTACAGAACAAAGCTATCTACAAGGCTCTGCAGGATAAATTAGATAAGTTTGGTACTGCTTTGTATGCTCAGATGGATAGCAAAGGTTATAACATTGCAACTACCTACATTAGAAGTGTTAATGGTGTTACGCCAGATAGCTATGGTAACGTAGCTATTACTGTATCTGGTGGTGGCACTAATGTTACTGTTGATACTGCGTTATCTGCAACCTCTACGAACCCTGTACAGAACAGGGTTATCAAAGAAGCCTTAGATGGTAAATTGAGTAAAACTGAAATAGCAGCAGCAGCTCTCAAAGATGCTGCAGGTAATATCATTGCTAATACCTACGCTAAGAAAACCGATATTAGTGGTTTTGTTAAGACTGTCAACGGCACAGCACCCGATTCCGCTGGTAATGTTACTATTAATGTTAGCGGTGGGGGTTCTTCGGTAACTGTTGATACTGAACTGTCTGGAACTTCTAATAATGCTATTGCTAACAAGGCTGTGTATAATGCACTTCTGAATAAAGCCGATACTGATATTTTCAGAGGCTTTATATTGAGTAGTCCTACAGCTACAATAGCATGGCGACAAGGCTCACAGCGTATTGGCTCTATCAACGCAAGTAACTATTCAGGTACGGCAGCTATGGCAACAAGTGATGGTGATGGTAATACAATCACTTCCACCTATGCAAAGAAATCCGATATTAGTGGTGTTGTTAAGAGTGTTAATGGTACAAAGCCCGATACCAATGGTAATGTAGCTATTAATGTTAGCGAAGGCGGTGGGGTAAGTACGTCGGAATCTAACACTTGGACGGGCGAACAGACTTTCCAAAAAATGAAATTTAACTTTGAAAGTTATAATGCACCTCGCATTAGCGGTACTATTGATAATCCGTCCTCATCTGTGGCAGTATATAATGTGCAAGGCAATTTTACGCTAGATATGTCAGTATTAGCAGGATTATTAAGTAATAGTGACGCTACCTTATTTACTGCCTATATTACTGCGAATGGTGCATACACCCTGAGCATCACTAATGCTGGCACTCTAAAATATGTAGGTAATGCGTCCGATTTAGCTATCACAGTTAACGGATTACTATTAAATATACTGCTAATCAAAAGTAGCAGCGGTGATTTGTCAAGTGTTGTACAGGCAAGTGCATTGTCATGAGGTGAGCGATATGGGACTTAATAGGATGATGCTTATAAGCAAGCATACTACTGGTGGCGGAATTACAGGAGATAATGTTTTTATTATGACCATGGGACAGCAAGGCTATCAATATGGCTATTCTCGCTACAATGCAACCTTCGGCGAGGTCGAAGGTAATGTGCAACACGATGGAAAGGCTGTAACGCTAGTAATGCTTTGCTATTATAGTTCTTTTCTTGACTTTTCCTTTAATGTCGAAGGTGTAACAAGTGGAAGCTACAATGTTACCATTAAAATAACATCAATGGAAACAAATACCACGGCGAACATTGAATTTCCGAATATACCATATCAGAGCTACATCCCCGGCTTCTATGAATATACGCAGAATCTAACCTCTGACGCTGCGAATATGTTTTCAAAGGCGAACGTAGGTAAGAAGTTTAAGGTAGAAATTGTGTTTAACTAAGGAGGACAAATGAAAACAACTTATACATATAAGGAACAAAGTTATTCTAATCTGTACGAGCTTTCCGAAGTGTTGGGGAAAGACGGTGTTTTCATTCCGCTGTCTATCTCTGAGGAATCTCTCAAAGACTTGGGTGTCACTGTGACCACGGAAGAAGAAAGCCTTGAAAGTGTGAAAGAGCATAAAATTCTTACTCTTAAAATTCAACGTGACAATGCGGAAGTGCAGCCTATTGAATACAGGAGTAATCTTTATGACTACGATGAGAAAGCAAGGGACAGAATCAATGCAGCAATTATTGCGTTGGAACTGCAAGGCGAGGGAGCTACAATAGAGTGGACCACGGCAGATAATGCCGATACGCCAGTAACTGCTAACGATTTAAAGATGATTATTGCTGCTGTGGCGGTGCGCTCAAACAAACTGCATACTGCTTACCGTGTATCGAAAGAAAAAGTTGAGGCAGCAACTACGGCAGCAGATGTAGAAACTGTGATATTTAAAGTTTAATTATAGGGGGTAGCAGATGATAGAACACTCTTTAGATGCGGCGTTGAGTTCCGTGATCAACGTTGTATCTGGTGGCGTAATTACGTTGCTAATCACGATGTATCGCGCTAAGAAAAAAGAAAACGATGCTTTAAAAGCTGGCGTACAAGCTCTTCTTCGGGACCGTATTATTCAAGCGTACAATCATTATGTCTGTGAAAAAGGGTGGGTCCCGATTTATGCAAAAGAAAGCATAGATGCTTGTTATAAAAGTTATGAGGCTCTTGGCAATAATGGCGTGATTGATAATCTTATGCAGCAACTCAATGAGCTACAGAACTATCCGCCAAAAGATAAAAGAATGAGAGGTGAAGATAATGCGTAAGTTCTTGAACATGATAAAAAAAGACGATAACGCCTACAGTGTGGGCAGGGTATGCGCCGTTGTAAGCTTTATCGTTTGGTGTGGCGTATCGATTTGGCTGGCAGCGTTCGCCAGAACCTGGGGTAACTACGAGTCTTTTACACTTGGCATGGTGGCGCTATTGCTTGTACAACTTGGAAACAAGGCTATTGAAACAAGAATGTTTAAGGTGACAAAGGAGGACTGAACTATGATCGGAGATTTATCTAAACGTTATGAGTCCAATGGTAATGCTGGCTGCATCAGCAATGGCTATGGCGACGCCGGAGGAAAATCCTATGGCATGTATCAGCTGTCCAGCAACATGGGAGTTGTTGATGACTACATCAGATGGCTGCGTAGAAATGGCTATTGGTTTGCAGAGAATTTAGCAGAGCATCCGGTTGGTAGTCTTGCTTTTGATGAGGCATGGCGCTGGCTTGCCTATAGTAACAATAAAGCCGATTTTGAAAAAAGTCAGCATGACTATATCTGCGATGCCTATTATAAGCCGGCCGTAGCTGCTCTCAAGGTTAACAACTACAACATTGAAAAACATCATGAGGTTATGAAGGACGTCGTTTGGAGCCGCGCTGTACAATATGGTGCTGGCAACATTGGGGAGATGTTCGCGGAAGCCTGCGAGCAGCTGGGATATCCTAACATCAGCTACGTTGATGACAGCAGCTTTGATGCTGATATGATTAAGGCAATCTACCTAAAAGTTTGCAGCACTCCGGCATGGACTAATGGCAGCCCTGATTTAAGACAAGGTCTGTACAGCCGTTTTGAAAGAGAGTGCGCAGAGGCGCTGGAGAGAATTTAAGGAGGAAGATGATGACTTACTTTGATCCGGAAATCTACAACAAATACAATCTGTCTCCAAACGACAGGGCGCAGATTGGCTTATATGAGAATATCATAAACAACGCTCTAGAAAACGCTCGTTCCGAATATGCTTATATTAGTAAGAATGAGAAAAACCCATTAGAAGTTAGCATAGCTCAGAAGCAATTAGAAGCCATTAAGATGGTGGAAGATAACCTTGCTGCAAACTTGCAGGACGTAGTAGTAGCGTTCATTGAAAGTTACGATGAAGAAGAGTTTGAAAAATATCAAGCTGCCGGACGCGAAGAACGCGAGAAGAATAAGCTTAAAGAATCGCAAGCATCCGAGGAACATGATGAGCGATGAAAAGAAAAGAACGATTACTAAGCTTATTAAAATCGGTCTTATTGTTGCTAGTATTGCTCTTATTGGTAATTCTATCTGGCACTGGTGGCATTGTGGAAGCGTCGGAAGCGACATACATCAAAGTACCGACAGCACAATGGCAGATATTAAAAGAGCAAACGAATCAGCTCGAAGCGAACTTAGAGATAGCCGAGAGCATCTTGAAAGAGCAGAAGAGTACGTCGACAGAGCTGCTGATGCAGTTGGCCGAAGCGAAGAAGCAGCTGGAGCTAACACAGAAAGAACTAATCAGCTCGAAAAACTCATTAGCGAAAGCCGAAGACTCGCTCAAGAGAACCAGCGAATTATGCGAGACGTTGAAGCTGACAATTGCAAAAGAACGGAAGGTATCTAAACGTCGAGCGCAGCAACGAACTTGGTATATCATAACAACTTTAATTGCAATGTTGGTACGAACATAAAAAAAGGCAGGAGCGAATCCTGCCTTTTAGTATAGTAATTAAGCTGCCAAATTTATAGCAATAGTAAAAGTATATACGCTCATACTGTCACGGTTCCGCGGCACCAAACAATGATATACGCTTATTATCATTTATAAATGATTTAAGTAAAGAAGGCTGATTGAATTCTTAGAGGGTCAATCAGTTTTTTTGTATTCTCAAGATGACTAAGGAGATTCCTATGACCATAGAAAATAAATTGGGCATTACTAATTCTGCGGAGCTGGCCAAGGAAGAAGAGCGACTCAGCAAAATGCAAGCTATAAAACTATTTGAGAGTGATGCTTTGGCGAATCTACCGGCCGGGAAATTTTCGACACTGCCTTTCATTCATGAGTATCTTTTTCGCGATATCTATAGCTTTGCGGGAGAGATTCGTGATGTGAATATTGCTAAGGGTAACTTTCGCTTTGCTCCCTTGATGTACCTGCGGGAGGCTCTGTAGCATTTGGACGCCATGCCCCATGGCAGCTTCGACGAGATCGTGGAAAAGTATGTGGAGATGAATATTGCTCATCCTTTTCGCGAGGGTAATGGCCGCAGCATGCTCATTTGGCTGGATGATATGCTGAAAAAGGAGCTGGGGCAGTGCATTGACTGGTCCATTGTGGATAAAGAGGATTATCTTTTGGCTATGGAGCGGAGCCCCATTCGTGATATCGAAATCAAGCATGTGCTCGGCAAGGCTTTGACCAATAACATTGCTGACCGCCTCACCTGCATGAAGGGCCTAGACGTAAGTTATCATATCGAAGGCTACAATGCTTATAAGGCCGAAGAGCTGTGAGTATGCAAAGTACAACTATATCACTTTGGTAATACAAATATATAAAGATAAAAACAAGAGCTAGGAGACAGCGCGCTCCTAGCTCTTATTTTGTTAGTAGCACAAAAGCAATTGCATCTATATCACTTTGGTGATATAATAACCATGAGGATATAAAAGAGGGGGTAATTATGGATAAGCTTATAACTATCTATCATGGTTCTGAAAATATCATAGCAAAACCGGAGTATGGCAAAGGTCGCTTAAACAATGATTTCGGACAGGGTTTTTATTGCACCGCTAGCGAAGCTTTAGCCAAGGAATGGGCTGTGTCCTCCATGCGCAATGGCTTCGCCAATTGTTATACGCTAGATACAGAGTTTTTAAATGTTTTAAATCTTAATACTCCCCAATACACTATTCTTAATTGGATAGCAATATTGGTAGAACATCGTCTTTTCACTGTTAAAACACCTGTGGCCAGAAGAGCTAAACAGTACTTAATTGATAATTTTACAGTAAACGTGAATGCATACGACTTAATCATCGGCTACAGAGCAGATGATTCCTACTTTGATTACGCAGAGTCATTTATCAATAATGGTATTTCGGTTCAGCAATTAGCAAGGGCTATGCACTTAGGAAAATTAGGTGAGCAAATTGTCGTTAAATCTAGCTTTGCTTTTTCAAAATTGCAGTTTCAAGGCTATAGCGTAGCTGAAAGAGAGCGCTACTACCAATTGCGCAAGGATAGGGATGATGAAGCTAATAGATTGTATTGGGAACTACTGGAAGAAGAAAATGACGGTCTCTATATACAGGATATAATAAGAGGGGGCATAAAAAATGACGATGCGCGCATACCAAGAAATGTATCTGAGTAATGCCCAAGCTGTGTTAGGGGATGCTTTTGATTATGCCGTCAATGTTTGCCATTACTCTGGAGAAGATTTTATAAAAATGTTTGTTGTAAGCACCATTAGTACAAAAATCGCCAATGGCGAGCCCGCCTACACTAAAGGAAAAAGTGGCATAGAGGTGCTCATAGACATAGTATACGAAACTACCGGCAAATATATCCCAATAATACCTGAGGCTAGATTTTCTCGGTCTCCTGAATATTGGATTGGTTGGGCGATAGCTTATTATCAATGGTACTCCTGCAGAAAATTCGGGGAGATTTTTAGGGCAATTAGCTTTGCCGATTTAAAAAGCCTCTATCATACTTTACACGAAGCAGACATTAGCAAATTCGTGGATATAGTTGATGCGAAAATGAAGGAGTATTATCCAGAAACAAGGCTTAAAAGCTTTAGAAGTACGAATGGATTAAGCCAAAATGAGCTAGCTAGAGTTTCTGGTGTTAATTCTCGCTCCATCCAAATGTATGAACAACGCCGTAAAGATATCAATAAGGCTAGTGCAGAGACAGTTTGGCGGTTGGCTAAGGCCTTGAATTGTGGTATGGAGGATTTGCTTGAGGTTTAAAAGTTGTTTTTTAAAGGTCCGTGTCAAGAATAAAGCCTTTTAACAGGTGTTCTTTCAATGTGCTATTGGCCCATAACCATATTAGTAATTTTGTCTGCATCTAGGATAATATCAATGTTTTTGTCAGTAACAATAACTTTGATTAAGAATAATTCGACTAACAATTTTTTGGCGGAGTTAGTATCAAGTGAGCATATTTTAGATTCAAAAAGTTTAAAGGCTTTAATTATGGCCTCGTCAGTTAGCACCTTAAGGTTCTTTTTATCTTTAAGATTGTCAATCTGGGCTTTTAATTTTTCGACTTCTGCATTTACAGCAGAAATCCTACCTAAAGTGTAGTCATCGTTTATACCTTGTTCGACAAGACAATACAAATTATTTCTGCGTTTGATCGCGCCGGTCATTTGAGAAGTTTTAGCATGAATTTCATCCTCAACATCATCCTTGAGTGTAGCGTATTGTTGACGCATTTTATCTGCAATCCGCAACAATGCTTCAGAATTGAGAAAAGTGTGCTTGATTTTATTGATTACAGCTGTATCTACAATTTCAGTATTAATCTGCTTCTGCGCGCATTTGTGGGCAGGGGTTCTATCTTTGTCCAAGCAACCATAGTAACTATAAGATTTTTTGCGGGGAGTGATTGTGTGCCCTCCCATGGCACTCCCACAATGCCCACAAAAAATTTTGCCCGTTAAAAGATACTGGCGTTTCCCGTTATATATTCCAGGTCTGGACTTGTTTTGTCGCCTGCGGGCTTGTGCTGCCTCGTATAACTCCTTGCTGATTATTGCAGGGATGGCGTTGTCTATATTAATGTAATCTTCGGGGAAAGATTTAGCATGCATATTGCGGCCTTTACCTTTTTTTGCTCGAGGGTGTTTATTGTAGGAATAGATTCCGCAATATTTTTCATTTCCAATAATATCAAAAAGTGAATTCTTGCCAAAATCTCCGCCCGTTTTCGTTTTGTATCCAAGCTCATGTAGTCTTTCTGCTATTTTTTTGTAGCCTATTCCCTCAATATACAGCTTAAAGATAAGCTTGACGATTTCTGCCTCCTTGGTATTAATGACATAACGTTGGTTTTGATCTATATCATACCCTAACGGAGGGACACCGCCATTAAACAAGCATTTATGGGCATTTTCATTGAGGCCTTTTTTTGTCTCCTTGGACAGATTGCGGGAATAATAGGCGGCGAAACCTACAAGCATGTTTTCCATCATTTGACCTTCTGGTGAGCCGTCGATGTTTTGCACTGCGTACTCATAGCGCACATTGTTTTTAACCAGCATATCCTTGGTCAGGTAATAATCCAGCTCATTGCGGGCATTGCGGTCGATTTTGTGGAAAATAATAACATCAAATAAATTCTCTTTAACGTCCGCCAGCATTTGCTTATAGGCATCACGGCCAGCAAGCTTGGTTCCGCTTTTGGCTTCGTCCTTGTAAATGTGGGTGACAAAATAATCTTTGCGCTTGCAGTATTCTCTGCAGGCCCGCACCTGTGCGTCAATGGATTCCTCGCGCTGATTATCGCTACTGTAACGCGCGTATATTACAGCCCGATCCATTACGCAGCCTCCTCATCGTTGATGGGGGGTTCAGACTCTAAAAGAAGCTTTAGTAAATATTTTGCTATTATTTCGTATTTTTCTTCCATCTTTTCACCTCTAAATATTAATAAAATACATTATATACAGTTAAACCTCGGTTAATTGGTAATGATCTTGCTCCCAATATTGAGTTACCCGGCCCTTGTACTCACTTGTAAGTTCGGTAAATTTTTTGATCGCGAGTGGTTTGTAAATTTTGTTTAATGACTGGCTCATCGTAATTAGCCGTTGCTTTTTTATTTGTTCAAGGTAGACTTTTATGTCTTTTTTTGAAATGTGCTTGATTTCAAGGGGTTTGGCTGCATAATTTGCTTTGGTAATGATGGCTTCTTTGTTTTCCAACATTCTTAGGTGTACATAAGGGGTGTAAGGGAGGTTGGCAGTCCTCTTGAAGATTTCAGTCCAGTATTCAACTTTTAAGTGTTCTTCAACTACTTCTTTAAAAAATATTATTACATGCATATGGTTGTGCGTATTCATTTCGTTGTATTCATCCTGATTAGTATATTTAGGGTGTATATAATACACATAACCAATTATATTGGGCTTAATAGCTTTGCACTTAACAATTTTACTCCATGCAGTTTTGAGAGTTTTAATGTCTTTTCTGATATGATCGACACTGTTATTGCGTAGGGTAAGTTCCAGGGATATCGTGATTAAGTTTGAGTTGTAGCGGGTAAGAGTATCGACTATCGTACTCATTTTATGACTGTGCTGAGAGCGTTGCATATCCCCGCAGATAGGGCAATAACGTTTTTGACACATCCGGATGTCACTTACCTTTTTGTAGTCCTCAAAAAGGGCATAAGTAATGAATGAAGAACAGTTTTTTAAGGATAAAGCTTCTTTTTCCAGTCCCATATGTCTGAGATGTTCTGCAAGTTCATTGCACTGCCTCTTTTTGTAATTTGCAGTTTCGTTAATTGTGATATTCGTAGTCATTTGTGCCTCCTTATTATTATTTTTGTTTAATAATAATCTTTGGCAAGTTAAGAAACCGTTAAGTAAACTGTGCTTTTAGAGGGTTTTTTCAGCAATAAAACGAGATTTCACAAATATATCACAATTTAGCATTTGATGGCAGGGTTATTTTTTTGTATATATCCCTGTACGGGGGGTTATTTTTGCATTAACCCGATAAGTAGTGAGAGTGTGGGAGATTTGTGAGGACTCCATATCTATAAAATCTTCCTTTCCAATCCTTAAGAAAGAGAATAAAACACCGTTAGGAACATCCTCAATTCTATATTTTGGTTCTTGGATATGATAATCCAGATGATTATAAGCGTTAATTTGCTGTATAATTTTGGCTTTCATTGCATCGGTTGCTTTTTTTAGTTGAAAGACCTTGACATATACTCTTATGTCCAAATCCACACATTTTACGATTATTCCTTGGCACGTAGGGATGAATATTACCAAAAACGATACAGGAAGCTTTAGCATTTTTTTACCCTCCGTCTGTACCGCCCAAGCGTGGCTCTACTGATGCCTGTCATTGTTTCAACTTCTTTATATGAGTGGTTTGTAAGGAGATCTAGGGCCAAATTAATTTTTTCTTTGGGTAGGGGTGGTCGCCCTTCTCGGAAGCCAGCTTTGGTCCTGGCAACTTCCTTGCCTGCTTGTGTTCTTTCAAGGATCATATTTCTCTCTAGTTCAGCTACGGCAAGTAGGGTAGTGATGAAGAAGTTGCCCATTGAAGTATTCTCTAATAAGCCAATATTTAGCACGTGTACTTTAACTTCTTTTTTAAATAGAGCACGAATGAGTTCAATACCTTCCGTAACATTTCTTGCAAGCCTATCGAGTTTTGTAACCATTAGCGTGTCACCAGGTTGCAGTGAATCAATTAGTGCTTGAAGTTTTGGCCTGCTTGTTGTCTTGCCTGTAAATTGCTCAGCGGTTATGCTTATGGCACCATTGGCGGTTAATGTTGTCGTTTGTTCTTCTAAAGAATTACCATGAAGTTGTTTCTTGCTCGATACTCGAGCGTAACCATAGATCATTTTGTTTATTCTCCTCTTATATGTAAATCGTTTTGATTGTAAGTTTTGAGCACGCTTAACCCCGCATCATATCGTTGTGAGGCAGGCGTGCTCATTAGTCTTGAGTTTTGACTTTTTCTAGGTGACCGTGAAGTAGTTCGTGACAGTCCTTATGAATCATAACAAGGGCAGAAATGCAGTCTTCGGACTTACAGGGATATTTATAGTAGCATACCGCGCAATTGGGCACTTGGATTTGGATGGCGCCGTCGGGTTGCGGCGAATATATGTGGATTAGTGGACCATTAAATGTGCAGCTATTGTCGTAGCTGTTATGATGGATTGCTGTACCCACATTTATATTTAGCATCCTTTTACCGCAATATGGACAGATACCATGTTGCCTTTCGTAGATTAACTTGCGCACAAAGTTGTTCCGTGTTATTTTCATATTTTTCTTATAACCTTCGAGGCGGCCATCGGCCGTGAAAATTGCTTTTGCTTGGCAGTAGCTAATCGTTGGATTTGTTGGTTTTGGTAGTTGATAATTTTTTTCATTTTCTTGGCTCCTTTGTTTGTTAGTTTTTGCGTTTCTTAACACACAAAACGAGCCGCTGACATGTAGAAAGCGACTCGTTTTGCGTGAACTTTTTTATTTTTTCCTTCCTATATTTTTACATATATGGATAACTCGGCGTTTTTTTTGTTGACGAGAGAGTTGACGTATCAGTAAAGCCGGAGTAAGGCATGAGGGCTTACTCCGGCTGCAATTGTTTCCCTTCTCGATTAAGGCAAAAAGTATTGCCGTGGGCATACATAGAGTTAATAATGCTTAAGGTTGTATTCTGCTCTTCCCATAGGATGGCATGTTTTTTTGTCCTCACAGTCTGTTTGCCGTTTTCCGGAGAAAAACCTGATTCTATTTCTTTTTATGAATCTAAGTACCTATAAATTTCTAAAGTCCAAGCTGTTACTTTGGAAGGAACAGCTGGCTTTAGAAATCTTAACGTTCTTTGTCTTGCCTTTGAACTGCTTTCTTGTGTTCTTCGTTTTTGATGTTTTGATTTTGTGCTTTTTCTTTTTGTTTTCTAAATTGCAATAAGAAGTTGCACACTTTTTGAAAATTAAGATGCATAGATCTT